AGCTGGCAAAACGTTTCCCTGCTTTTGACGGTTATGCTGTAGGCGCTTACGTGGTAGAGCATACTACTAAGGTGGTTTGCTTATGATTATCAAGTGTACTTTTGAACAAGTTCCTGCGCTATGTGCCGGGTTAGTTAAGCAAGGCGTTGAGTTTACATGCGCTGAAACTTCAGGTGATTTCTGGTTAATAACCCTGACGGGAGGTTACTGATATGACATTCGCACCAACCACTGCTTACATAGTGGACGTAACTACAGCGGATAAACTGGACCTGATGGATGCGCTTATTGTGGTGGAGGGTATCCTAACCGTGTGTGATGGTGGCGTTTACCGTGAGGACAACGCTTACAGCCAAGTACACATCGAGGCACTAAATGCTGTGTGGTCGCTGGCGCAACTGGATGAGTTGCTGTACAGCTTAAACTATGACGTGGTGGGTATTGTTGTGCAGGAGGGTGTACATAATGAAGCGTAATTACAACGGCGTTACTAAAGGTAAGGTAATCCCGCTCACAGAAGTAAAGCCGGGTATGGTGTTCCGTATTGTATCGGATAAATTGCTGCCTGTTGTAGGTTGGTTGTTCTGGTGCAATGGTGACGGTGTATTCTGTACAGGTTGTGAGCGCACCAAGCAAATACCTAAGCAGGGTTGGTCTGGGCACGACCACTGGAAAGACGGTACACACAATATGGCGATGGTTGTTAATAGCTTTGATAAGCGTGCTATCTAATACCAGTAATTAACTAGATGGCTTTCAAGTAGAGCCATCCGTGATAGTTACCCTATAGCAAAGGAGCTGAGTATGTCTTATGTAGAATCAACTGTGGATTTAGGTGCTGATGTTATCGACGTGCGGGATATCATTAGCCGAGTACAAGAGCTGCGCGATGAGCGGGATTCCGAGGAGGAATTGCCTGATGATGACGCTGCTGAATTGGATATGCTCGAAGGTATCCTGTCTGAGCTTGCTGGTTGTGGTGGCGATGAGGAATTTGACGGGGACTGGTATCCTGTGACGTTGGTATGTGCTGAGTACTTCCAAGAGTACGCCCAGAACCTAGCTGAAGAGTGCGGGTTAGTAGATACCAGTACAAGCTGGCCTATGAACTGCATCGACTGGGAACAAGCGGCACGTGAACTACAGATGGATTACAGCCACATCCTAATCCATGGCTTTACGTACTGGTATCGTTGAGGCTGCACTCGCAGCTAAGGATTAATGTGTGTACCTGATGTATTACTCAGAAGATGGGCGGCTTATTACCGATGAGCCGCTACCTAGTACAGTTAAGGTTATGACTCTACCGGAGTTCGTGCAACGTGCGAATTCCTTTGGGCGTTTGCGTGGTGCTAAGTACTGGGAACTGCACTGCGATGGACTGCGTATTATTAGTAAACAGGAGATACCACTTATGCCCGCTCTATTGGATGCTGGTATGTACAACGTCGTAGCTCACGGTCGGTTCCGTGGTACAGGTCAACCACAGCAGATACCACGCCGTACATATATGCCCGCTGAGATGGCCGCACCTTACGGTATTGTAGAGTCAGACCTATATGAACTGGAACAGCGTGTAACTGCTATGTACCGCGACGAAATCAAGGATGCACAAGATGAGAATCCATAAAGAGGCAACGCAGCTTAGAATACAGCGCCGCAAGGAAGCTGAAGAGGCGTTAGAGCAACAGCGTCGAGATGCAGCGCAGAAGCTCGGTATTAGTTACGAGTCCTATATGGCTCGTTTTATCCATCTGAAAGCAGGGTATTGATATGACTGCACAAGTTAAATATAAACTCGGGGAACGTGAAGCTAACGGGCTGTGCCGTGTTATTGCTGTGGAGGCGTTCTCCAATGTATCGGTGGGGGATGTTGGTGGGTACATAGAGTCAGAGCAAAATCTCGCACATACTGGTAATGCTTGGGTGTACGGGGATGCTCGGGTGTACGAGGATGCTCGGGTGTCCGGAAATGCTCAGGTGTACGGGGATGCTCGGGTGTCCGGAAATGCTCAGGTGTACGGGGATGCTCGGGTGTCCGGAAATGCTCAGGTGTCCGGAAATGCTCAGGTGTGCGGAAATGCTTGGGTGTACTGGGATGCTCGGGTGTCCGGAAATGCTCGGGTGTACGGGGATGCTTGGGTGTCCTCTGTGTGTACTGTGACACCTAAAGTAATTACAGGGTTACTGTATACCCTCACCATAACAGACAAACACCTACGGGCAGGGTGTCAAGTTCATACCTACCAAGAGTGGCGTACTAAAACAGAGCGCGAGGTACTAGCTATGGACGGTAAAGCTGCATTGGTGTTCTACAAGGAAACACTCATCCCACTAATGGATGTTCTTAAGTTGGGGGTTTAGTATGTTCGATTTACTGGATTTATACATATGGATAACTTGGGTTTGTGTAGGGTGTGTTATTGGTATCTACTTTGGGTACTGGCTGCGCAAACGGGACGAGGCTGACGGTGTGGTGTCAGCCTTAAAGACTGCATTAGATGAACGGCGTGTACCCGAAGCATTACGTCAGCAGGTGCTGGTTAGTTCCCCTATCACACAAATACTAACGTTGGCACATTGGAAACTGAAGCATAGTTCACGACATACACAAACAGTTAAACCAGAGGATTACAAACGCTGCCGTAGTATAGCCTCTAGGATAATGCTTATTAAGCCGTTGTAGTAACATGTGGTAACTTCGTTTAGTGAGCCCCGTAATATGCCCAGATATAACAACAGGACTGGACTATGACAGACCGAATTAATCCTAAGAGTACGAGAGTTTGGCCCGGACTAGAGAACGCTGTCCGAGCTATCCTTTGGGGCAGCGTTGCAGGGGATGCTTATCCTGTGCAGTTCTGGAATCCGCAGGATAAAGAGAAGAATGTACCTTTAGTAGTAGCGAACGGTATCAACCGCCTAGTGCATGTAGGGTACTACAACCACGGTACAGGGCAGCTAGAACCGCTTGGGCCGAAGCAAGTTACACGGTCTGCACTTGCAGGCTGTAAATACTCGGACTTCAGTCAAGCGCTTTTGAATACATCGTTCTCTGAAGTAGGAACAAAGCATGGTGTACTGGTTTGGTATGATGACGATTACCTGACCAAGGCTTACGCACCATTAGATGCAGTGTACTACGCTGTATCTCATGTGTTACTGAATAAGAAGTAACTCTTAACTTAAAGTACAAACCACAACCAAGTAAGGAAATGTAATGAAATCATCTGCTGCTGTTATTGCCTCTAAATCCAAAATGGAACAGCGTCTGGAATTCGTGAAAGCGGAACTGGCTGTAGCCCGTGAGCGTGAAGTATTCCATGACGGTCAGGTGTATACCCTCTCTCTCGGTAAGCCGGGGGAGAAGGAAGAAGTAGAGGGTGCTCTGCTGGGTCAGTTCACCAATGATAAGGGTATGCTGAAGCTGCGCTTCCAAGTAGGCTCAGGTATGGATATGCGCATCGTAGATGCCGCTCCGACCACTGTAGTGCGCACCGTTGAGCCTATCTACGATGAAGAAGGTAAGGAAATCAAGATTCGCTCTAGCGGTATCCTGATTAGCCTCATCAAGAAGATTGAAGACCGTCTGGCGAACTTCGAGCAGGACCTGCAAGATGCACTGGCCCGCGAGGCTCTGATTGTTGGTGACGTCTACACCATCAAGGTAGGTCGCGGTGAGACCCGCCGTGAAATCCAAGCCGTGTTGTATGCTCAAGAGCAGAACGAGAAGGGTACTCGTGTACGCTTCTTTGCTGGGGAAGGCTTCGGTGCTGAATTCTTCGATGGTACTCCGGCTATGGTAGTTACTAAGGGTGTGGCTGAGGAAGACCCTGAGTTCGATGAAGCTACTGCTGATGCTGCTGAAGCAGAAAAGGAAGTTGCTGAGTTGGAGCAGGCTGCTGCTCTGGAAGCAGAAGCAGAGTCTAACGCTGCTGCTGAGTAATACTAAGGGAGCCTGACCCTGCAACAGGCAACCTTCAGTGTACTGGTTTCGGCCAGTACACAACTGTAGTAGCTAATTAATTAGACAAGGACGTATGTGACTACGGCCCTGCATACACCCAGGTAGTGGGTGCTTGTCGAATAGATTACCCATGTTAGCTACTACAGTTATGTCTGCTGAAGGACACAACAACCTAACCTTACTTAATTAACTTCACTAGGTACTGCTTAGGCTTGCTCTTTGAATAGCTTATACACAAACACGTAATTGGTAGCCTTATGGATAAGGCTATCTAGTACATGGCTACGCAACCTAACATTAACAATCATCCCGAATCAAAACGGAACACAGTTATACGTTATTTTGAGTTCAACGTAACCATGTACTAGATAGAACAGGAGAGTTTATGTTGCAGAGTACAATACACAGTGTGGACTTGCAGATGTTATCTGCATATGAGTTCAATAAGTTACCCGCCCGAGTGCGTACAGAGTTATTGGCGAGTGGTAAGTTGGGTGTTGCGGTACGGCGGCGTAGTCGGCTGGTGAGTGGTGTGGGTACAAACGATGCTGGGTATTCTGTATCAGCTTACTTACAAGGCATCTTGGTTATGTGTCCTGCATATACTGCATGGCAACATATGCTAACACGTTGCTACTCCGGTAAGTACCATAAGCAATATCCTACATATATTGGATGTTCCGTGTGCGTTGAGTGGTTGTCATTTACAACCTTTAGGCTCTGGTGGTTGGCAAACCACGTCGACGGGTGGGAACTGGATAAGGATTTGTTGGTAGTTGGTAACATGGTGTATAGTCCACAGACCTGTGTATTTGTACCTAAATGGCTGAATAGTTTTACAACTAATAGTAAATCCATTAGAGGTGCTCTGCCAATAGGAGTCCGTTTACATTCACGTAGTAAGGTTAATCCCTACCACGCTCAGTGTAGTAATGGTTCTGGTTCCCAGATACATCTGGGTTGTTACCCAACACCAGAAGCAGCACATGCCGCTTGGCTAAAGTATAAACTTGGTATGGTGGATTCTATGCAGACACAACTCGAAGGTATCCTTCCCGGACTCACTGAGAAGGTGCGCACAAAGATTATGTCTTTGAGGTAGATACCATGCTGCATACTGATGAATGGTTAAAGGATGCCAAGCGGCTACCAATAGGCCGTTCGGCTCGTGTGTATCATGGGTCGGAGTGTCGTCCTAATCTAGTTGTAAAGAATCTCCCAGACCGCTATACGGCGTATTGTCATAGATGTCATGAAGGTGGGGTTGTTATTAAGGATTATGTGCGGACAGCTTCTACATACAGTGCCGTACAGGATAACTCAATAACACCACCGCATGACGCTGTACCATTATTCCTACGCGGGGTGCCTAATCCTAAAATTCCGTGGCAGAAGTTAGTCGCGTTCTTGCATAGTAAGTCTATGTCCGTGGATTACTTAAAGGGTTACAACCCCAAGTACTCCGCTAGTGCAGAGAGATTACTACTTGATATGCCTGACCAGACAGTAGGGCGTTCCTTGCGCTCGGCGTCTACAGCTAAATGGTTAACGTACCGTTCAGCCGTGTCTTACGTTAGAGCGAGCGCCTTAGCCGTTGAGGGTCGTAGGTTATTCGTCACAGAGGATTGTTTCTCTGCTATTAAAGCAGCGCATTCATTACCTCAGACGTTTGTACCTACGGCCCTCATGGGCACGGTGGCTTATAATGATTTCCTGAGATTAGCTTTAAGTTCTGCTGGTGTTGTGCTTTGTCTTGATAATGACAATGCAGGATTATCAGCAGCGCCTAAGATACAACGCGCACTCCGGCTACTAGATGTACCGTGTAAGACTGTGTACCCTAGTGCCGGAGCTGACCCTAAGAACGAACCGCTAGAGTGGTTTCGTAATGTAGTGGAGAGCGACTAATTGGACTTAACACTTCTACAGGCTTTATCCCACCGGGATAGATATAAAGCCTTAAAGAATGCCGTACCGAATGACATGTTTGACAGTAGTACTGTTGGGCTGTTGAATTGGTATGGCATTTTTTTCGACTCCTATCCAGATAGGGAACAGGTAGACCCTGATGCTTTATTTACACTCATGAAGCTCAGGGCGAACTTAGATGCAGACCAAGCCGCTGTGACGGGTAAGGTTATTGACCAGCTCAAGAAGCCAGTAGCTAAAGACCTTATACAAGGTTTGGTGTCTCAGCTTGAAGAGGTGGCCTATGTGGGCAAGGTTGGTAGTCTCCTAGCGAAGTACAACAACGGAGAGGATGTAGACGTTACCTTTGAGCTTCAGCAACTCACTGCTGAGACTCGTAGGCGTATGCAGACTGTTGGTGCTGCGCAATGGGCCAGTGCTGACGTACTGGAGTACATCGAGAAGACTGAGGATGAATCAGGCTTTAAGCTATGGTTCCTGCCTGCACTTGCAAGCAGTCTCAGGGGCTTACGTCCGGGAGATAACATTGCATTAGCTGCACCTACCGATAAGGGTAAGACTTCCTTCCTGATGAACATGGCTGCGGATATAGCGCACCAAGCAAAGGATACCATCCTGTACAAGGATAGACCTTTGCTATTCTTGGTGAACGAGGGACAAGCTGAAGTACTTACCCCGCGGATGTACCAGACTGTTGCTCGGGTGAACCGTACAAAACTCAAGGAGCTGGCCGTTAGCGGTGAGTTATATGACTTGTACATTAAGCACGTTGGTAGGCGTGATGCTATACGTTTTGTGAACGTGCACGGTCAGAGTATAGCACAGATAGCTCGTATCATTGAGGCGCACAATCCGTACTGTGTAATCACTGATATGACGGGACGTATACGCGCTACTGGTAATACTGCTGGTATGAACGATATATCCCAGTTGGAATCCGTGTGGAACAGTATGCGGGAAATGGCTGCTATATATGACTTTCTACATATAGGTACTGTACAGGTATCTGCGGAAGGGTTCGATATGTTGTATCCTCCGCTGTCCGCTATGCAGAACAGTAAGACAGGTATACAGACTACTCTGGACTTGGCTTTGTTCATGGGGGCTATTAATTCTGAGAACATGGAATTTATCCGTGGTATATCCAGCCCCAAGAATAAATGTGCTAGTACCGGAGTGAAAGGTAAGAATCAATTTGAAGTCCTGTTTGACCCTGAGATTAACATGTGGTCCGAAATGAACCCAACGTCAGTACCACCAACTAGATGAGGTACGTATGTACACCCTCGCTGAAATCCTAAAGGCTATCAACAGCCGCCAACACCCTGTCCAACTCGTTAAGCACTACGATGAAATATCTGATAGTGCCCGTAAGAACATGCAATGGCCTGCTATTGCAGAGGTTAAATACGATGGTGTGTACGCACTTATTGTAATGACTTCTGATAAGGGTGTGCAGTTCATTAGTCGCAGTGGTAAGCCTTTGTACTTTGAGCAGAATTATCTACCTGAGCTGTTTGAGTGCAGTGCTTTCATGCAGGCACTGCGGGATGGTATGTGTTTTGTATCTGAGCTTATCAATCCAGAGCTCAGTCTCGAAGAGTTGTCCGGTATGGTCAATCCTAACCGTGTGGCTGCTTGGGATAACGCCAGTATGCTTACTGCTGACTTTGTGGTGCATGATACCGTGAGTGTTACGGACTTAATGCGTGGTAGCAGCCCTACATCATTTGCTGGGCGTGTGCATTGGTTCCCCTCTGTAGTACCTCAGCAGAACACCCCAACTCGCAAGTTAGTATCATCTGAGTTCGAGTGGCAGGAGTTCTGTGACTCTGTAATCAATACAGGGTCTGAGGGTGCTGTACTGAAACAGCTACATGCCCCTTGGATTGCTGGTCATAAGGGCTGGCATGTAACCAAGGAAGTACGTGGTGTGCATCTGGACTTGCGCTGTGTAGGCTGGACGCTTGGTAAAGGTAAGCGCAGTAATCAGATTGGTGCGCTGTACTTCGAGTACAACGGTAAGCTCTTTAGCGCTGACCTCGGTAAAGGTTGGACTGATGAGAAGCGCGATGCCCTTACTGCACGTGCTCAGAGTACCAACGATGATGTCACTGGTGCTTTGTTTCACATAAAGGGCCTACAGATTTCATCTAAGGGTGTAGTGCGGCTTCCGAAGGTACAGGAAGAACGTATTGATAAGCATGTAGCTGACGGAGAGTAATCATGTCCTTCTTAACCTTGGATTTAGAAACGGAATCTAACGAATACTTTGGTAACGTGGCGTCTCCCTTCCACCCAGACAACTATATAGTTGCGCCAGGCTGGGCGCTTAATGATGGACCTGTTCAGCATAGGTATTTCAATAACAGACAAGAAGCAGATACCTCTACGTGGTTTGATGAGGCTATCGCAGAGGCTACTATCCTTGTGGCCTTCAACGCAACCTTTGAAATCCAATGGCTGTTGCACAGGCACTATGATGCGTTCACAGGCTTCCTCAAGCGCGGTGGGCGTGTGTACTGTACCCAACTAGCTGAGTACTTGTTGCAGCATCAGACTGAGACGTACCCATCCCTTGAGGATACTGCACAGCGCTATGGTGGTACTAAGAAGGTTGATGAGGTCAAGCTCCTATGGGAGCAGGGTGCACTCACAAGTCAGATTGATAAAGACCTTCTGATTCGATACCTAGCTGGCCCAGAGGGTGACATTGAGAACACCCGTAAGGTTTGCTTTGGTCAGTGGCCTAAGCTCGAACAGCAAGGTATGCTTCAGATGTTCTGGGAGCGTATGGATGCTCTGGTGTTCAATGCGTTCTGTGTGTTCAACGGCCTGCACGTTGACCGTGCTATCGCGGATAAGAACCACAGGGAGCAGTTAGCCGAGGCTGATGGTATCCGCCAGAAGATTCAAGAGTTATTCCCTGCTGATATGCCTGCTGAGTTGCGAGAAGAGTTCAACTTCGGCTCAGATTACCATATGTCCGCGTTCTTGTTTGGTGGGCCTATTAAGTACCCTGTACGGGTATCTTATGACCCTATCAAGTACGAGAAGGATGACTTCTATCTGTTCGGTGAGAAGTACGTACCTGTATCTGAGTTCGATACAATATGCCCTGATGTAGAGTTCGAGTGGCATATACACCAGTACGGTAACTTGGACAGATACAAGGCTGGTAAGAACAAAGGTCAGCCGAAGGTACACCGCATGGATACTACAGTTGAGAAGCTGAAGCGGGGTGAAGCTATCTATGAGTTCAAAGGGCTCTTGGATTTCAGTGCTCTACCTTCACACGTATCAGAGCAGTACCTTGGTAAGCGAGCTGAATTCCGTGGTAAGCGTACACTATGTGACGATGTTACTCCAGTGTACAGTACAGGTAAGGATTCACTAGACCTGCTGGCGACGTTCACTGATGTAGCTAAGCCTCTGCGTACCCTTGCACAGTTGGACAAGGATAACGGAACGTACTACCTGACCACCGAGTACAACAAGGATGGTAGCGTTAAGGAGCAGAAGGGTATGCTTCAGTTCGTAGACGACAGCTCCATCATCCACCATAGCCTCAATGGTGTGAGTACTGTAACTGGGCGTCTAAGTAGTACTCGCCCGAACCTTCAGAACTTGCCCCGAGACGGTACATCTAAAGTGAAGCAGATGTTCACGTCCCGCTTCGGTGCTGATGGCTGTATAGTTGAGGTGGATTATACGGCGCTAGAGGTTGTAACTCTCGCTGCTATTAGTAATGACCAGAACTTATTGCAGAAGCTGCTTGATGGCACTGACATGCACTGCTATCGCTTGGCTGGTAAGTCCGGTAAGTGGAAGGGCCTCACCTATGAGGAGCTGGTGGCAATCAACAATGATAAGACGCATCCGCGCCACCATGAAGTACACGAAGCACGGACGAACATCAAACCCCGTGCGTTTGCTGCACAGTACGGTGCTAGTGCTATGGGTATCTCGTTCAGTACTGGTTGCTCTTTGGAAGAAGCCGAAGAGTTCCTTGCTAACGAGGAAGCGCTGTTCCCCCAGAGCTTCTTGTATAGTAAGACAGTCGTGCGTGATGCTGTAGAAAGCTCCGGTGTGTTGCTGTATGAACAATCTGACTCTGGTGCATGGGTAGGTTATAAGCGCGGTCATTTCCAAGCGGTAGGTGGTACTTGTTACTCCTTCCGGCAGTACCCTACTTGGCGTGAAGGTCAAGAGGTGTTGGACTACAAGGATACCCAGCTCGCTAACTATTGGGCACAGGGAGAAGGTTCATTCATCGTACAAGCTGCATGTGGTCGAGTAATTCGCTGGCTGTTGGAGAATAACTTCTTTGATGGTTGTGTGCTCCCAGTGAACACAGTGCATGATGCTATCTACCTTGATTGTGTTAATGCAGAGTGGGCTAAGTACGCTGGTAAGATGGTAGAGCAAATCATGGCTAGTACACCAAAGGACATGTGCCGTACTATGCCTGCTTATACTGAGTGGCGCTATGATAGCACACCGTTCCCGGCTGTAGCTGAATACGGCCCTAGCATGTACGACAAAGAGAAGTGCTGATTCTATTAGAAGTACAACCTACAACCAAGTAAGGAATTAATATGTCTGTTCTGAATACACTGCAAACACTAGTAGCCGAGGCTGTTGAATCCGGCCTGATGAAGGATATGACTGAGGCTACCAAAGGTGGTGCTCGTCTACTCCCTGAGGGCTACGCCTTTGGCCGTTTGGTGGAGTACATCGAGCTTGGTGCTCAACCCCAAGAGTTCAACGGTGTAGCTAAAGCACCTGCCCCGGAAGCCCGCCTTGCCTTCGCCTTGTGGGGTGAGGGTTATCAAGAGGATGACGGCTCCCCATATGTTCTGCGTATGTGGGATATGGCTCTTGGTACTAATGAGAAGTCTAAAGCGTTCAAGCTCTTTAAGAAGCTGAATTATAAAGGCACTGCTAAGTCTTTCGCTCAACTATTGAATGAGGCTTTCCTCATCAAGATTATGCACACTAAGCCTAAGAAAGCTGGCGATGCACCTAAGAGCGTTATTGACCTTGAGGGATTCCTGCCACCATTTGACCCAGTAACTAAGCAGCCATATGCAATCCCTGCTGCGTCTGATGAGTTGTTCAAGCTGTTCCTGTGGGAGCGCCCTACTAAGGAATGCTGGGATAGTCTGTATATTGATGGCACTAATGAAGCTACTGGGAAGAGTAAGAACTTTATCCAGAACAAGTGCCTTAGTGCTAAGAACTTCCCTGGCTCCCCTCTGGAAGCTATGCTCATGGGTCTGGGTATGCCTACTCTGGCTGCGGACTGTGACAACCCTGATGCTGATTCCCACGAGGAGCCCGCACAGGAAGCCACCTCAGCGGCTGTACCAGCGATTCCGGCAGCTACCCCTGCCGTACCTACAGCCCCGGTTGACGATGCGCCTCCGTTCACCCCAGACGCTCCTGTAGCCCCTGTGGTGCCTGCTACCCAAGCCGTACCAGCGGCCCCTGTAGTTCCTGCTGCGCCCGCTGTACCGACAGTACCTGTAGTGCCAGTAGTACCGAACATCCCGGCAGTACCTACTCTGCCGAAGGTATAACAGTAACTGGAAGTACTTTAATCGAAGGCTCTGCGGAGTCTTCTATTTAGAGCACTTATGCTCTAGTCATGGAGAATATTATGGAACTTCAAAAAGTACTCAATTTGATTAGTTTGTCTGATTTGGATTTTCCGCACTATTTAGCTGGTGGTTGTGTGCGGGATACTCTTATGGGTGTAGAGCCGAAGGATTATGATGTAGTTGTAGTGCTGCCCTCCTATATGCAGGATTATAGGATGTCCTTTAGTGAGGTAGGGCGTTATGCGCAGGACTGGCGAGAACTGGGTGCTGCTGTAACTGTGTATGAGGCATACGGCTTATCTGATGGTATTAGTATCGAACCCGGTACATTTAGCGACCGCCTCTGGTGCTGCCTTAAAGTAGAGTTCATGGGTATTACTATGGATTTCCTGTATACGAAGTCACCTGATATCGAAACCCACATTAAGCGCCATGATTGTAACCTCAACCAAGTGTACTTCAAAGATGGTGTTATTGTGGGGTCTATACCGGACAGTTTAGAATGGAATCCGGACGCCGTACTAACACAAGAACGTAAAGACTACATCCAAGGGAAGTTCGATGAGTACATCAAGCGTACTAGATAAATTCGGTGTGCAAGATGTACCTGATACATTCAAGAACTTCATCTTAGGTAGGACTGTTATTATAGATGGGGATGATGCTTGTTATAGCTGTAGTGCTGGTGCTGCGAAGCTCAGTACTGCGCAGAAGCGATTCAAGACTGCTATCTATGAAATCATGTTCCTTACTAAGTCGCAGTTCGCTAGGGTGCATCTTACACCGAAGGGTTGTTATAAGAACGGTCGGCATCTGCTGCTAGGTGCCAAGCCCTATCAAGGGAATCGGAAAGGAAAGCCTAAACCAGTACTACTGGAAATGCTCCGGGATACCGCTGTCGATGTATTCAAAGACGATACTGATGTAGATGTGTTTCCTCAGATGTATTATGAGGCAGATGATGCCTGCGTAATGGATGCGTACACAGTACAGAATTGTATCATGTGGTCTAAGGACAAGGACTTGAACCTAGCACCCTGTACGCGCTACCACATTGAGACTGGTAAGGAGCTTACTATAACCAACCGATTTGGTTGGATTGGCTCACGCTTTACAGAGTCTCTCAAAGAGAAAGCAGACGGGCATGGTACTAAGTTCTTCTGGTTGCAGATGCTCATGGGGGATACCGCTGATAACGTCAAGGGTATCTTGAAGTACAACGGTAAGCTCTGTGGGGAGATTACCGCCTTGGAGATTCTACGCAATGCCGAAACAGAAGATACAGCCGCTAACCTTGTCCTTGATGCGTACAGGGTTATCAATCAGAACCCTGTACCAGAGGCCGAAGCTCTTTGGTTGCTGCGGAGTCCTGATGACAGTGCTAGTGGGTACATTTGGTCTCTCGGGCTTTCAGACGAGAACAGAGCGTTCTTCTCGGACTGCTACAACCGTAAGTGGAAAATGACACAAGAGGAATACAATGACAGTACTACGAAAGATTAGCCGCTCTCAGCTTAAGGCTTGGGCTATCGGGCACTTGAAGACCCAACAAGGGGGTTTGTGTTGTATCTGTAAGCAACCTATTGACCTTACTGTAAAAGGGCATAAATCCGATTGGGTTGTAGACCATGACCACACAGACGGGCGCATTCGCGGTGTGCTGCATCGCGGGTGTAATGGTGCTGAAGGTAAGGTAGCTAATGCTGTTGGTCGCTGGGCTGGTGTTGGTATGAACTACCAGAAGATTATCCCTTGGTTGGAGAATCTAGTTGCGTACTTAAAGCAAGAACCAACCCAGATTATCTATCCTGACCACAAGACGGATGAGCAGAAAGCGGATGCTGCTAAACATAAGGCCCGTGTAGCTGCTGCTAGACGCAGAGCTATTGCTAAGATGAAGGAACAGCAATGACACCTGCTGAAGAACTACTGAACATTGATGCACAGATTGACCGCTTGACCCAAGAGATTGAGCGCCTACTGTGCGAGCGCCGCGAGATTATCAACAGGGAGAACCTTAATAAAGGGTCTGCCTCTGCACTTGCACCTAGTAACCGTACTCCACGTACTTCACCACTTTGTTGAGGATTTATGAGCAGATACGCTGATATGGTTGAGGCTCTATGTAAGCCGGGCCACGATATTATTATGGAGCTTACGGCAGACAAGGCCCATGCCTTGCATATGGCTGTAGGTGTTAGTGGTGAGTCCGGTGAGCTACTGGACTGCATCAAGAAGCACACAATGTACAATAAACCTATTGACCGTGAGAACCTAGTAGAGGAACTTGGTGATATTGAGTTCTATCTAGAAGGGTTGCGTCAAGTGTTTGGTGTAACTCGGGAAGAGGTTCTAGCTATTAACCAAGCGAAGCTAGAGAAGCGATATAGCTCCGGTAAATACAGTAATCAACAAGCACAAGCACGGGCTGATAAGGAGTAACTATGCGTACAGGTACTTATGGTATTGAAGAACAGGGGCGCATTGTCCCTATCTCTGTAGAGCTAGTAGATGTACTAGGCTCTGATGTGAACATCGTTAACGCTGCCCGTGTATCCTTCGCTAAGGAAGTGCAAGAGGTAGGTGAGGCCGACCAGAAGCTAATGCGCTACCTGTGGAAGCACAAGCACTGGACTCCGTTTGCGCATACTTGTATTACTGTGCGTTGTAAAGCACCCATCTTCCTTGCACGACAACTGGTTAAACATCAGGTAGGTCTGTGCCTATCAGCAGACACAGAGATTACATTTGTTAAACATGCTAATGGTGCGTCCAACGGGACGTACAAGCAAACATTAGCAGATATTGCCAACATGTGGTTTGGTAAAGTTAAGTACCAAGGCGGGGCCAAAGGGAAGCGTAATATCACAGTACGTAACGTGCGTGTATACGACGAGACTACTCGGCGCTTTGCTATTGGGCATATAAGCGATGTTATAGACAGCGGGATTAAGGATGTTTATCGCATAACCGATGAGTACGGTCATAGTATTAAGACGACAGCCAACCACCAATTACTAACACAACGTGGTTGGGTAGCGTGCGCAGATATATTTCCGGGGGATATGTTAATTCGCAGTGATGTAGGTGCTACATTTGGCCAAACTCCATTAGCGCGCTGTGATTCGGAAGATGTAATTACACGACGTAACTACAGGGCTAGCGTACAGGCTGTGTCAAACTGTGCTAACTGTGGTGCACAACACACAAAGGATAACTTGGAGGTAGACCACATCAGACCAGTACGTGATGGTGGTTCCCATGCATCCGATAACCTGCAAATGTTGTGTGTACCGTGTCACAAGGCCAAGACGGCACAGGAGCTGGCTGATAAACGTTCGACTACACTACTACCTAAGTATACATCGGTTGTCTCGGTGGAGTTTATTGGAAAGGAGCAATGCTACGATATAAGCATTCCCAAGTACCATAACTTCATAGGTAATGGGTTTGTAGTCCATAACTGTTGGAACGAAGAGTCCCGGCGCTATATAGATACTAAACCTGAGTACTACATTCCGGACTCATTGCACATTGCACCTACTAATGCAAAGCAAGGTGCAGGTACAGCATTTACAGAGGCGGAGTACAAAGCTAAGATTGACCGCCTTATTCAAAACACTGATGAGTGCGATGATATGTACTTGAATAGTATCCGTGGTGGTATGGCCCCTGAAGAGGCGCGTATGTTCCTCCCGCTGAATACACATACCAACTGGGTATGGTCTGGTTCCTTGGTAGCATTCATGCGTATCATTGAACAGCGCTCGGATTCACATGCCCAAGGTGCCGCTCAAGAGTTCGCTAAACTACTACGTGCTGCTATCTCGAGTACTTACCCTATGGCTATTGCTGCATATAATGAGGTACATAATGGTTAATATTACTACTGGTTCTTATTGGCAAACTAAACCACAGTATATTGCAGACTCCTGTGTAGTTACTGCTATGGTAGGGGAGGATGTACACTACAGTACGAGCAGTGCCGATTGTGTAGAGAAGATGCACAGGTTTATGGCTATATGGGAACCTACGGGTACTATCGATGCCGTAGACAAACCAAGACATTACCAAGTATTCCCAGACAAAGAAGCAATCGAAATCATCGCTAGCTCTATGACTACCGAGCAGTTCTATGGGTACTGCCTTGGTAACTTCCTGAAGTACCGCCTACGTATCGGTGCTAAGGATGAAGTCCAACAAGAGCTAGGGAAGTCCAATAAGTACAAAGAGCTTTACGAGAAGCACAAGCATCTGTGTAAGTAACAGCCTGTAATAGTAATCTACCGGAGTACATATGCTGCCTTATAGCACACAAGCGGAATACGAAGCGCTACTAAAAGAACAGGTACGTATTGAGGAGCAGGCATCACATGATGCCTTACTCAAAGGTTTGCAGCAGGTACGTGAGGCTGTAGAGCAGGGTCGTGTATCGGATATCCCTATTGGTCGTAGACTGATTGCCTCTGCCTTTGAGGTACTTCTTCCTATCATGAAGGAACTCTATGAATCACGCGCGCGTGGTACAGCAGGGAAATACCAATCCTTAATCCGCCGTGTAGATGTAGAGATTGTTACCGCTATTGTACTCCGGCAGATGCTGAATGCTGCTATCGCTGGCTACCATGACCCAGTGAAGGCTCGTATCTCCGATGTACTACGGGGTATCGGTTGGGCTGTGGAAATGGAAGCTCTGGTAGCAGACCTCAAGGACTTCGCTCCAGCGTACACAGAGAAGACCCTGAAGTACTTGGACGATGGCTTCACCTCTGCACCGCAGCATCGCCGTAGAACCCTTATGAGCGCATCAAAGAACACTGGTGTGGACTTCGAGCCGTGGACTTCCGACGAGAAGATTGCTGTCGGGCGCACCCTGTGCAGCACAGCCTTCGAAACGGGCCTATTTCGCTGGGTAGAGGTTCAGGTAGGTAAGGGTACACCTACGTATTACCTCAGTGTCTCTGAGGCCGTACAGGAGCACCTAGAGGCTCTGGCGAGCGACCCCCAGATGCACAACGCTTGGGTGTACCCGCCCTGTGTTATCCCACCACAGCCATGGACTTCGTTCTGGGAAGGTGGCTACCACACACTGGGACTCACTAAGCGCTGTACCCTGATGCACATCCGGGGCCGTACCCGGCAACAGCGTCAGTGGATTCTAGGGCACCTCAAGGCAGACACGGCAGCCCCTGCTAGGGCCGCTGCGAACGCCGCACAGAGCGTTCCATACCGTGTGAATACTAGGGTACTGGAAGTGCTAGGAGATGCGTTAGCGGCAGGCATAGGGCTCTTGGGACTACCTCGTACCCTGTCGATGCCGAAGCCTCAGTTTCCTCACATGGAAGACTGGACTAAGGACAATGCCAGTACTGAAGAACTAGAAGCCTTTCAAGCATGGAAGGATAAGATGAGTACTTGGTATGAGTTCGAGAAAAAGCGTAAGGGGATGCACAGTGGAATTACTGGAAAGCTTCGTGAGCTACGTAAGTACTCTGAGTACAAGTGTCTTTATTTTCCTACTTTCTTTGATTGGCGTGGTCGTCTGTATTTCAGAAGTACTCTTAACCCACAGTCTGCGGATGCTATTAAAGGATGCCTTGACCTTGCAGAGGGTAGAGCTCTTGGCGAAAGAGGTTTGTACTGGCTTCGTGTGCATATTGCTAATTGCTGTGGCTTTGATAAGCATGACAATGATATTAGAGAGCAGTGGACAAAAGACAATTGGAGAAGCATTGAGGAGTTCCTTGATGACCCGATGAACATTCAAGCGCCAGAACCTGATACAGCGTTCTCTCTATTGCAAGCTGGTTGGGCTTTGCAAGAAGCACTGGATTTACCTAATCCAGCAGATTACATCTGCCATGTACCTGTTGCACAGGATGCTACTTGCTCTGGACTACAGCACTTCAGCGCTATGTTCAAAGACCCTGTAGGTGCTCTGTACACTAACCTAGTAGATAACGGTACTGATAAGAAGTCCGATATTTACATGAAGGTAGCTGAGGAAGCTCAACGTACTTTCTGTAGCTTGGAAGAGGACGAAGTAATTCTGGATTACTGGAAGGATAAGCCCATCAGCCGTAGCATGGCAAAGCGCCCTGTTATGACCTACGTTTATGGGAGCACCTTGAAGAGTACTATGGATTACGTTGTAGTCGATATGCTTAGTTCCGGGTACGCACCAGTGTTAGATTCTGATGGTACTGTGTTGTATAGCGCACATAAGCTATCGGTAGGTATTGGTAAGGCTCTGCGCTTAGGTGTAGAGGAAACTGTACCTTCTGCTGCTGCTGGTATGCGGTACTTACAGCGCCTGTGCCGTTGGGCTGTGGATGCGGAAGGTAAAGGTAAGGAACTTTCTTGGATTAGTCCAGTAGGTATTCCTGTAGTGAACTGGGCTGAGGGCTACATCGAGAAGCGTGTGAATATCCGCTCTATGGGTATCTACCATGTAACAGTGAGTATGCGCTCTGGTGAGTACGATTGCCGGAAAGCTACCTCTGCTGTTGCCCCGAACTTCATCCATAGTCTGGATGGTGCACACCTGTGTAAGGTAATCAATGCTGCTGATTGTAGTATTGTGCCTATCCACGACTCCTTTGCTACACACCCTGATAAGGTGGACGAGCTTCGGGATGTACTGGTGCAGCAGTTCTACAGTATGTACAAAGATGATGTTCTAGCGCTTATTGATACCGGAGTACAGATTCGGGAAGATAGGGAACTAGAACGTCCTGTGTTTGGTAACTTGGATATCAGTGCTGTACTTACAGCTCGATTCCCATTCTGCTAAGGTAGCGCTTATGTTAGAGCCTTGGTTTATCCTACTACTAGTGATTGTATGGTACACATATAAGTTCATATCGAGGTGGTTATGAGTACACACTTAGAGTTCCTATTTATCCTAGTAGTCTTATGGTTGTTGTCTGTAGTACTCCTATAACAATAGGCCCGGCGTAAGCTGGGCTTTATTCGTTTGTACTAACTAGTATTAACTTTTTATAACGACTCACGTACTATGCATGAAATGCGTAGCCGCGCAGCGGAGATACTAGAGATTACTAGAAGTTATAGAGTATAGTAATAGTATCTATATAGATTACTAGTATATAACTATAGATATAATAGATAACTCTATATGTACATTAGTATTACTATTAGATGTACCTAAGATAATCTATGCACTATATAAGTATAACCTAGTTTAACGATGCACGTACTATGCATGACAGAACTGTACCTATAGGTAGTACTATGTAGTTACTTAAGGAACTATCTCTGTAGTGCTTCTAGTACATAGCTCTGTAAGGAACTTATTATGAATAAACTGAAGATACCTAGTTATGTCCTAGAGGAATTAGAGGCTGTATTCCCTGAACAGGTAGGTACAACAGATACAGCAGAACTCCTAGTTAATTCTGGTAAGCGCATGGTAATCCATTACCTACGTGACCGTATCAAACGACAAGAGACTAGAGTACATGAAAGAGAACTTAGTATCTGAGATTCTATGTACTGATGTAGATGCAGTACGTACAGTGCAGTTCCTACATCAAGCTGTACAGGATACTATTGATTCTGGATTAGTACCTGAAATGGTACAGGAGAACTACCAATGGTACTCAAATGTATTGGTGCAGGAATTAACAGGAGTAAACATCCTTGTGTACAGAAGTGAAGTTGACAGCACTCGTTACGCTGCTTGTGCTTTTACCTCTAATGACATTGACCATCATGTTCTAGGGTACGGCCTTACAGCACAGGTTACATTTAGTACGTGCAGTGTATGTCTCAAGAGCCTGATGTTGAACCTTAAGAACCTAGCGCATGAGTTGGGTATGTCTTGGTTTAAGCTACAGCACCGAGTAGGCAAGAACACTTACCGTACTAAGATATACAACGTGAGGTGATAATGGGCGGAGTTAAGAAGTTCGTTAAGAAGGCGTTGAATGTAGCTACTCTGGGGCTGGTTGGGGATGACTCACAACTACGTGCCCAAAGAGAAGCTGCTGAGAGGGAACGTCAAATCTTCGAGCAGCAACAGCGCCAACTACAAGAGGCTAACACCTTGTCAGCTAGTAAAGTGACAGAGGGTATTGCTAAGGTAGAGACTGGTGCTGGTTCGGATGTAGGTACTGATATTGGTATTGATGGCAGTACACCGAAGAAGAAGAAAGCTACAGCTAGTGCAACGCTAGGGGTTATGTAATATGCAGAGCACCTACGAATCTTTATTCAGTACCTACCAAGATACTCGCCTTCTGAAGAAGCTAGAGAACTACAGTCTATGGACTATCCCTAGTATCTTCCCAGAGAAGTTCGAGCACGGTAATACTGGGAACATGGAAATCCAACACGATTACCAATCAGTAGGTGCTACCCTTGTTAATAACCTAGCGCCTAAGTTGGCGAAGCTACTGTTCCCGTTTAAACAGCCGTTCTTCCATATTGAACCTACAGATAAGATTAAAGGTCTTATTGATACCGGTCAGAATGATGAGTGGCGTAATGAGTTAGTAAACCTAGAGAACTCTGCTAGTAAGCAACTGTTCTTGAACTCTGGTTATGCAGCTCTACTAGAAACGCTGAAGTACTTAATCATCACAGGTAATGCCCTGATGATTCGAGAAGGTACTACTACAGTTGTGTACGGTCTGCGGAACTTCAGCATCCTTCGTGATAACTCCGGTAAGGTTCTTGACCTTATCATTAAGGAGAGTAAAGCATGGGGTACAGTACCTGTAGAGTTGAAGGGTAAAGCTACAGGTAAACAGTACAAGGATGAAGATAGCTTAGACCTGTACACACGGGTACAACGCAAGGATATCAATGGTACTGTGAACTACGTTGTGACCCAACAATTAGCTGGTGTAGATGTAAACGTTACAGAGACATACCCAGAGAACCTTTGTCCTTACATCCCTGTAGTGTGGTCTCTCCGTGCGGGAGATAGCTATGGTCGTGGGCTCGTAGAGGAACTAGCAGGAGACTTCGCTAAGTTAAGTGACGTATCTCTAGCGCTTGCTAAGTACGAGCTTGAGACGCTACGCCTCATCCCATTGGTTAAGCCCGGCGCTACTACCGACATTGATGAGTTAGCTAAGGCTGATACCGGTGAACCTGTACAAGGCAACCCGGCAGATATCCAACCGTATGAAGGTGGACAGTTCGCTAAGATTCAGCAGATTTTAGCTGACTTGGATGTTATCACTGAGCGATTGGCGAAAGCCTTTATGTACAGGGGTAATACCCGCCAAGGCGAGCGTGTAACTGCTACTGAAGTGGAGCTTAATGCTAACGAGGCAGATGAGGCTTTAGGTGGTGCTATTAGTACTATCTCTGCGCATACTCATATCCGCTTGGCTTACCTCACCCTCATGGAGGTAAGTCCTAAGTTCATTACTGCTGTTATTGCTAATGAGTTCTCGTTGGATATTACAGCAGGTGTAGCCTCCCTTGGTAGGAACTCTGATGTACAGGCTCTGATTCAAGCTGCTCAAGTTATTGGTGGTGTAGTGCCTGTGCTTACTCAACTGTCTCAGCGTATAGACCCTGAGCGTATTATTGATATGGTGTTCCGTAGTTATAACTTGGATACATCGCTGGTAATGCGCACACCGGAAGAACTCAACCAGTTAAATGAAATGCAACAACAAGTAGTAAACCAAGCTGACCCGTTGGCGGCTGTACAAGCTACTGGAGAACTATAATGTCAGATTTAAAACCACCGCGTATGCCTAATGCTCCGGCACCAACAGAGCATAGTGCAGATACTAATGTACCTACTGTTCCGGCTGTAGAACCTAATAGCATTACCGTACCTGTACAGCAACCTATCGCTGAACAAGTACCCGTAGTAAGTCCTGTAGCGCCTGTAGCACAGCCTGAAGCGGAGGGGCTTAGTGCAGCAGTAGAGAGCACAGGTAATGCAGTGCTTGATGTTGCAGTTAATGCCTTTGTATCTATGACTGGTTGTACCGATGCTGATATTAGTCGGGCACTAGATAAGGCTGCTCAGTATCAAGATGAGAATCTCATTGATGTAGCATTCCTAAAGGAGCGCTTCGGTAAGAACTCTGAGCAGGCTATTGCTCTGGCTAAGGCTGTACTGCAACAGAATATTGCTACAGCTAAGGCGGAGGCTAGTGCAGCACAAGCGGCTGTAGTAGAGGTAGCGGGCTCACGGGAGCAATGGGATAGTGCTGTAGGCGTATTCAATGCACATGCTGATGCTGATACTAAGCGTATGGTTAAGGTGCTGTTAGATAACGGTCTGTTTAAGCAGGGGGCTACCCAGCTTATGCAGTTCGTTAGTGCCAGTGGTCTTGTACCAAATACGCAAGGTAATCTCATTAAGGGTTCGCCTGCTGGTTCTGGTAATGGTCTGTCGCTTGGTGAATTCAATTCAGAACTACAAGCACTGAAGAAAGAAGCAAACGGTCGCTCATTGGAAGCAGAACCTTATGCAAGTCGTTATAACAATCTAATGCAGCGCCGAGCTATTGGCCGAGCTGCTGGTAAATAAGGAAACTAAATGGCTAATACCGCTTACGCTGGCAATAGCAGCCGCCCTCACTGGGGCGGTGCTGCATCTGATGTAGACCAGCATCTTGAAGTTTATCAATCTGAAGTGGATACCCGCTTCCAGTACATGGCACTGTTCCGGGGCCTGTCCCAACAGCGCTCTGTAGCAGACCGCTCTAATACTTACCGTATTGACCGCCTGAACAGCTCTCAGGTAATGGGGCGTACTTCTGGTGTGAAGCTCGAACCTCAGAAGGTAACTAGCGATAAGCTGGTTATCACTGTGGATACTGTGATGTACATCCGTAACCCCATTGACTACCAAGACGATTGGACTGCACCGGACTTCCTGACCGAAATGGGTATGAACAACGGTACTGCCTTTGCAGAGGCTTACGACCAAGCGCACCTGATTCAAGTAATCAAGTCCCGTAACTGGGTAGCCCCTGCACACCTTAAGCCTGCATTCCAAGATGGTCTGGAAGTAGTTGCTGAGTTCAAGACTGGTGTACTCACCTATGCCGAGCTTGAGGCTAACGCTATCTCCCTGAACCGTGCTCATCGTGCAGCAGTGGACGCGCTGATTAAGCGTAAGGTTCCGCTGACTGATATGGTCACTCTCATCTATACCGACCAGTACAGTACTCTGCTGGAACATCCGAAGCTCTTTAACAAGGACTTCAATGAGCAAGGCAACGGCTCGTACTCCGACCGTCGCTTTATGCGTATGAACGGTATTCCGTGCGTAGAGTTCACTGAGTTCCCGTTGGCTGTTAACAACGCCCATATCTTGGGTACTGCGTTCAACACTGATGCAGAGGACATCAAGGTTAAGATGGTAATCCTGTCTAAATCTAAGACTCTGGTTACTGTTGAAGCGAAGCCGTTCACTTCCCGTATCTGGGATGATGAAGAGAACTTCGCTAACGTTATGGACTGCTACACCATGTACACCGTGGGTCAGCGCCGTCCTGATACCGCGGTATCTATCAAACTGGTTGAGCCTACCACGTAAGGTAGGTGGTTGTACTTGGGTGGCTTCGGCCACCTTTCTTTTCGACTTCTAGGATATTAGAACATGGCTACAATTGATTTGACTGGTGTATGGCACCAAGAAGTGCAGCGTATTACTAATCAGTACGCTCCGGGGCATGGTATGCAGCCTGACGCTGTAGTACCGATTACCACCATTAAGCATGAGCCTATGGATGCAGGTACTGGCAGTAAGCTCTCCCCTCCGCCGGGTAATCTGAAGCTCCCGAAGGTTCCTACCCAGTCTGAGTGATAACTCGAAGACCTCTAGTGTTTTCATAGTTAGGGGTCTTCAACAAGACCCTTATAATGAGGATATTATGAAGTTACTTGACGCAATTAATACAGTCCTCCCTTATCTAGGGGAGGCTAACGTTACAAGTACTACTGCACGAAATACTACTGTGCAGGCTGTACTACAGCAGATAGATACAGCCAAGAGCACATTGCTTGGTACTGGCTGGTGGTTCAACCGAGTAAAGGTCACACTGTATCCTGGTGTAGATGGTAGGATTAAAGCCCCTATTAATGTATTCAGTTGGTTGCCTGACGAAGGTATCTCTGAGATTCGAGGTGAGTACTTGTACAACCTAGATACAGGGGATTACCAGTTCAGCTCTGCACTTACAGGCCTCATTATCCAAGACATGGATTTTGAAGAATTACCGAACTACGCTGCACTGTCTGTTACGTACATGGCCGCTCTGGCTGTGTACAGTGCGGACTTAGGCGTAGATAGTACTTATCAGGTAGAGTTAGGTAAGAACCTAGCTACCGCTAGTATGTACCTAGAGCGGGAGCACCTGCGTAAATCTAATTTGAATATCGGTGGTAATCGCGGCGGTAAAGGGCGGTTCCTATCTGCATTAAGGTCATAATATGGCGAATATTTTAGATGGTGTAGTACCGTCACTATTGCAGGGAGTATCCCAACAGATACCACGAGAGCGTCTACCGGGTCAGTTATCTGAGCAGGTTAATATGGTATCGGACTTGGTTACTGGTATCCGTAGACGCCCCGGTATTCAGTACATAGATAGTATTGGTAGTCTTGGTGCTATCAATCCGCTGTCTGTGCTATCACAGTACGTGGAGTTGGATACTACAGGTTGGCATGTATTCCTAGATGCAAAGCAAGGGAACATCATTACCTTCAAAGAGGACTTCACAGTTAAGCAGGTAACACCTGTCCCGTATGTAATAACTTCTGATGGTAAGGCCGACAAACTACGTATGGTAGTAGATGCTGGCTTTGTGTGGGTATTGAATACCGAGAAGAAACCTGTACTCATTAACCAAGACACTGGCAAACAAGACCCCGGTAGAACTGGTTTTGTATGGGTAAAGACTGGGGCATTCTCCAAACAATATGAAGTTACTATTAACGTAGTGCAGGCAGGTACACCTAGTACGTTCTCAAAGACGTACACTACACCTACTGGGCAGAATACAGGGGATGCTGCGCTCAGTACACCTGAGGGTGTTGCTACCGGGCTATTCGACCTACTCAATGGTGTAGATAAACCTGCATGGTTGACTGTGGTTAAGGAGGGGGCCTACCTCGCATTTACTATTGCAGCAGGGTACTCGGGGTGCACTGTCAGCACATCATCCGGGAACTCGTACTTGGGTACGTCCTCTGATATGACTGTGCAGCTTATCACAGACTTACCACCAAACCTACCAGCAGGTACAGATGGCTTTGTGTGTGCAGTAGGTTCCAGCTCTAAAGCCTTGCAGTACTATAAGTGGATTCTGTCCACCAAGACTTGGCAGGAGACTGGTGCCTACGGCTCGTACACAGCTATTGGTGACATGCCTCAGCGTTTTGATATATCTCCAACTGGTGTAGCTAACATAACAGCACCTGTCTTCGAGGGACGTGTATCTGGTGATGACGAGAATAATCCGTATCCGCAGTTTATAGGTAAGGTACTCACTGGTATCAGTGCCTATCAAGGTAGACTTGTGCTCATGTCCGGGGCGTACTTGAACTTCTCTGCCAGTAATAAACCTACTCGCTTTATGCGTAGTACTGTTACGCAGGTTCTGAGTGAAGACCCTATTGAGCGCGGTAGTGGTAGTGCTACAGCGGCATCGTATACATATGCTGTACCGTACAACAGGGACTTGATTGCAATCAGTGCTACGCATCAGTCTGTAGTTCCTGCATCTAACTCCGGCATATCACCACAAAGCGCTGTTGTGCTGCTTAGTACAAAGCAGGCTATAGATACATTGGCCCAGCCTACTGTAGTAGGACGGTCTCTGATGTACTGCGCACCTATATCCTCTGATTACTTTGGTATAGGTGAACTGTTACCTAGTGACACTACATCATCACAGTACATTACTAATGAGCTGACTAACCACATCCCGCGTTATATGCGGGGTAGATGCCGTAGTATAGCTGCGTCCTCTGCTGCTAGTATTGCTTTGTTTACATCCTCAGTTGATGTGCGGGAAGTACTGGTACATGAGTACCTATGGACTTCTACTGAGAAGTTACAGAGTGCTTGGCATAAGTGGGTGTCCCCATTGGATATCCTGTCTGTACACTTCGCTAGGGATATTCTAGTACTAGCATTGCAGTCGGGTAACTCGTTGTTGCTGTGTACCCTAGATACGCGTGATAGCTCGTACTACTCTAGTGGGGAATTAAAACCACTGTTGGATTTGTATAGCACAGCTAACGTTGTTGACGTTGGTGATTATAAAGCAGCAGCTCTACCTAATTGGTTAGTAGGCGTTGATGTTAATCTGATAGGTGCCAGCAGCACTGTGCAGGGCCTAGTAGGGGAACCTGTACAGATACTAGGTTTAGATGGTAGCACTTTGAAGCTACACCGCTCATATAGCGGTAGTACTGTGGTGTTGGGTTTCAAGTACAACTCAGTAATTGGTCTAACACCACCTGTGATGAAAGACCATAACGGTTATGCTATATCCTTGGATAAGACAACATTGCTGCGGTATGTCCCTACTGTACAGAATACAGGGGACTTCGATGTGACTATAAGCACACCTAAGACCGGGGAGCTTTTAGATGATGACGGGCATGTTCTTAAATGGGCGTCCCATGAATTAGGTCTGAAGCGTTCTCGTATAGCTGGACAGAGTACATTGATTATACCTTGTCGCACATTGGCTAATGAGACGGAATGTACCTTCAGTACAGATAGTACAAGGGAGCTTAATGTTATAGGTGTGGAGTACACTATTAAGACTGTACGCAAGCGCCAGCGCATTTAATAGGAGTTAGTATGAACCCTCTATTTATTATGGGTGGTATTCAGATGGGTGCTGACCTCTTAGGGGGTTTAGCTAAGAAGAAAGCAATGAAGCAGGCGGAACGTGAGTACAACCAGATGGCGCGTGAGCGTAATAAGGCTGTGCTTGCTGAGACTGCTAGGAACATAGGTGAACTCAACCGTCAACGTACTGTGCTGAATATGCAGACTAACCAAGCCCTGTTCCATACAGGGCAATCTGCTGACACAGCTAGGTCAGACCTCAGTGTACTACAAGGCGTTACTGATAGTATCGGTAGCACTAGCCAAGTACTACTATCTGACGTAGAGCGTCAAGAGGCTGAAGCTAAGGCTGTAGTGGTACAGAACTTAGAGACTGAGCAGTTCAACTTGAATGCCAGTCTAGACACCTTGGTGAACTCTAGTATCAGTCAGTACTCTGGTATCAAGTACGGGGCCAGTTCCCAAGCTAACCGTGAGATTATGGGTAAGCTACTTGGTACAAGTATTGACGTAGGTGCTACTGCGTATACACAAGGTTTATTCAGCTCTAAGCCCGAGACTAAACAGGTATCGTCCGTAGGTATGCAGGGTCTACAGTTAGCTATGGCTAGTAAGAGGTAACAATGTCTGATATTCAAATTCCAACATTCAGTAATGTAGGTGGTGGTAGGTTTGCTGTAGCGAATGCACAGCAGAACCAAGACGCTACATCTGGTAAGACTGTACTTCCAGAGGTAATCCAAGGTGCAGCCAATGCTCTGAATAAAGTAGTGAAGTTCGAGAATGATAATGCTTTCTTACAAGGGCAAGCAGACTACTACGCCAAGACTATCTCTGAGCAATCATGGTTGACTGCTGACTCATACCAGCAGGGCCGTAGCCTATCTGAGTTCAGTACTGGCATCTTAGATTACCAACAGCGAGCATCTGAGTTAGCTAGGGCCTCTGTGCAGGCTGGTGAAGACTTGAATACCTTTACCCAGAAACTAGCACCTGTGCTGAAGGGTATGAATGATAAAGTAGCTGCTCTGGGGTTAACTGGGGAAGCTAAGGATACTGCCCTTAAGACTGTACTCACTTCCGTAGCATCTGCTCAGAAGCTGTACCAGAAGGAGTTAGAGAATGAGACTATCCGTAATCGAGAACTTGGTGCTAATCAGCTTGGTACTGCTGCTGTTGTAGCTGGTATGCAGCCCGGTGCGGATAGTGCTGTGATAGCAGGTAATCTGGATGCAGTGTTCCAAGGGACATATCAACTCTATGCCAGCGAAGACCCAAAGAATGCACTCTCTAAGGCGTCAAAGAAGAGTCTGGGTGCAGTTAAAGAAATTGTTACCCGTCTGCAAGCATCAAGTACCGATGACCTGAATAAGCTCAAAATGTTATCTGGTTACATGCAGAAAGCTACTAACTGGACTACTGATGAGCGTGATGCAGCCTTGAATGCTATAGACTCTAAATTCATGGAGTTCGAGAAGTTTCAGGATGTTTATAATCAGGAGAGTGTACGTACTCTTGAGACTAGAGTGCAGCAAGGTGATGCTTCTATTGATGATATCCGTGACTTGCAGTCTGCGTATCATAGTCAAATAGCCTCCGGTACATTAGACCCTACTAAGGGTAATGCGCTACTGGATAATCTGCACAGGTTATCACTTAAGGCTGATTCTGAGTACGGTAATAAGTTACTGGTTACACAGGGTACTTATGCTGATGTACTGAAGTCTGGCCAAGGTGTCGAGAAGGTACTTAACCAGAAAGTAGCTCAACTGGTGGATACCTTAGGTGATACCTCGGCTGCTGGTGTGTACCTTATGCGGGACAGCACCCGTACTGACATTCCCGGGGAATACAAGAAAGGTGCTGAGCTGGTTGCTCAGGGATTCCAGAACTTCCTGAATGCACCTGCTAGTTCCATTACAGAAGTACAGGATACACAAGCTAATGCTGTACTTACATATGCTACCGCTTGGAATCAGGCTGCTGATAACCCCGGCCAACGGGATGCGCTTATTGCTGCATTGCCTAAAGAGTGGCAGGGCGCTATGCGCCAAGTACTACGTAGTCCAGAGGTAGACGTTACTGATATGCGTCAACTGAAGGGCGCCTTAGATAAAGCTCGTGACGGCATTGAGCAACAAGCTAAGGCTGGATTCTCTGCGCAATTCACACCGGATACATTCAAGAGTACGTTCTTTGGTGACAATGGCTTGCAAGCTAAGTTGTTTAACCAGCCTACAGACGCATTGCTTATGCAGTACTCTAGAGAAGCTAACGCTAACGTACTCCGTAACAAAGAGCACCTAGCCTCTAAAGGGCACTTGATTGTAGATGAAGAGTCTGCTGCCCAAGCCCTACTTCAGGAAGGTCTGGCTGTGCGTACTGCTAGTGGCCCTGTGTTCTTGAATCCGGAGTTCAAACAAAGCACTGGTATTGAGAACACAGAAATGCTTGCTAAGGTATTTGAGCAGGTTAAGCAGGAAGTATCTAGTAAGTCCGGCGGTCGCTCTAAGCCTGAGAATGTACGTGTAGTAGTTACAGGTGGAACAGCTACCTTCATCGACTATGATGATAACAACGTACCACTTAGACAGTACACACAGACACCTGATGATTTGAATCGTAGGTACAGTGCTTGGATTGAAGAACAGGCGGCTACTGCACCTGAGAACATCCTCGATAGTGTACGTGTAGGTGGGCCTTCCGGTGTCACTCTGAATGTAACTCGCCCTTGGGGTAGTGCTTTCATGAGTAACGACTTGGGTACTAAGGTAGCAAAGCACTTAGCTCGCTCAGAGGGTTGGACTCCGGACTGGCGTAATACCCGTAGTGCCGAAGGTCAGGCCGACCCTAATCTAAAACAAGTGGACGTTATTGGTATTGGTATCTCGAGACAAGACCACCCTGAATGGGTAGAACGTCTCGATGCTGCCAAGGGCAGTCCTGCTAAGATGTCCCAAGTAATTGGGGACTTCGCTGGGGAGTACTTCAAGACGTTCCCTGCTTATGTCAAGGAAGCGGGTATTCCTCAGACCTTCGAGTTCGGGCGTAGACCTGATGCTGTATACATCGGCCTAGCTGATGCTATGTGGCATGGTGGTACTACAGGTGCTAAACAGTACGCTGCTGCTATCAAGACTGCCAGTACCGACCTAGAGCAGGCTAAGAGGGATTTGATGAGTACTGCTGTGTACAAGCAATCTGGGCCAGAGAGACGTAAGTTCCTAGAGCGTGGATTGGTTGCTGCTTGGATGCCTAGAGGTTCTAATGCAAATCAATGAGAAACTATCTGAGTGGTGTAAGCGTATGCAGAAGGAGTCTGAGGATAAATCAGATATGACTGCTGCATATAATTACTACCAGTTAGCGAAAATGTGGTCTAATCAAGGCCGTTAATAACTACACATTGCCCGGCTAGTCCGGGCTTTGTTGTTTATGTATAGGAAGAATTATGATTAATACCGATTTAGTTACAGATGTAAGTACAAGTAGTACTATCCCCGGCAGTGATACCCAAGTCGGTATCGATATTAATCCGGCTGTAGCCGAGTTGGGTAGTAATCTTGGTTCTGGTAATAACAGCGTAGTGTCTGCACCTAGGCCTACTGTACCTACATTCCAACCTAGTAGTAGTCTCGAACCTATGCTTGAAGAGGCTGGATTCTTTGTTGGTGCTGGTGCATATCTCACAGAGGAATCTTTATTCCGTGCTATGTACGATGGTTTAGATGAGCCTGAGTTCCAGCGAGATAGTACCTTTGATGCCGCTAAGACTCTACAGCAGGATAAAGAAGCTATTAAGCTCAATCCTGACTTCCAGAAGGAGTTACTTGGTTCTGTATCCCAAGATGATTACCAATACCGTTGGGGACGTATCAAGGATAAGCAGATTGCTCAGACAGCTATGTCCGAAGCTCCTGTGGGTGCTTTTGTAGGCGCTGCTGCTGATGCTGACCTTCTACTAGGTCTTGGTGTTACTAAAGGTGTGCGCACTATCGGATTAACTACAAAGCTAGGTCGAGCAGAGTTAGCTACTGTAGGTGCTGGCTTAGGTGCTAGTACTGTAGGCGGTACTTCCTATGCGTTAGGTAGGTCTAATGAGCAAGTACTGTGGGATGCCGTGGGTGGTGCTGTGGGTGGACTCCTGGATGGCTTCACAGCGGTTCCTAAGGCTTCTAGTACCTTACCTACTGTACCTAATGCTGGAATGCAGCCGCAGGCCGCTCAGGCCGCTATATCGAGCTATAACCCCGGCTTCGGTCAGTACGTGTCCTCTTGGGACAAGCTCAACGGGTACAGCCCCGACCTAGCCAATCGGCTCCTAGCGAATCCTATGGATGATGTAGCCGAGAGTGCCGTAGCCTACGGTAGGAGCACCCTATTGGAGGCTGACAGGGCCTTGGTGCCATTGGAGCAGGCTATCAAGGCGGAAGTACCGGGATGGCGTAGCATCTTCCCACAGACCCGCGCACGAGCCCGTGCAGAGACTGCTGAACTAGGTAGAGCTGCCCGCCAATGGCTGAATACCGCCCAACAGATTGAGGCCCGAGGTGGTACTCCTGTGCCACCTACAGACCCTCGTATCAAGCGTATCGTGGATGCTTACACAGAAGGGAACTTCGGTACTGTAATGGGTACACGTGCTCAGGAAGCAGGTGTATTTGGTGCTGATGCTTTAACCCCATCCAAATACTATGTACCTGTGCGACATTCGTACCTAAAGATGCAAGGATTCGTAGAACAAGGTAAAGGTTCTTGGACTGACTTACATAAGATGTACGGGCAGCAGATTGCACGTATCTACCCAAGACTTACTACGCCTGCTGCGAACGGGGGTTTAGGTCTTACCCCAGAAGCACTAGGTAAGAAGTTCGTGTACACTCAGAAGTTACGTCAAGCAGACCCGAAGGCTCAGGCTTTCCGTGGTACTACTCAGGATGAACTCATTGAAGTACTACGGGCAGAAGGTGTAGAGGAAGGTAAGATTAAAGGTCTGCTTAGTACTCTGCAACCAAAGGCTGATGAAGCTGGTAAGCAGAAGAACTTGCGTACCCGTATGGATTGGGATTACGAGGGTACTTACCTTGGCTCTAAAGGTCAGGTTATGAGTATCAACGAGTTCATGGATGATGACCTTTTAGGTTCCCTTCAGACATATGCTAGGAACATGTCTGGGCGTATTGGTTTGGCGCGTGTTGGATTTACCAAAGAATCTGATTTGGATGATGCTATTGGTAAAGCGCTGGATAACCTCCCTGCCGCTGAACGTCAGAAAGCACAAGAGTTCTTCGGTAATGTAAAGGCACAACTACTCGGGCAACCTGTAGGGGAAGCTGCACCTGATTGGTTCCGTACTTTAACTAGCTATGGCGCGAGTACTCAGCTTGGTAACTCCGGTGTGTACGCTATTGCGGACTACGCCCAGCTCATTAATGAGTTTGGTGTAAGTACCGTAGCGAAACACTTCCTGAAAAGTACTAAGGGTGTAATCAATGCCAAGAGTATTACCAAGGAACAAGCAGAGACTATCCAACAGGTTATCTCAGGGCAGTTGTTTGCCGAGGGCCGTGTACGTCCCTTCGTCACACACCTTGAGGATAACTGGGTAGGCCCAGCTGGTAGTATCCATGAAGTAGCACAGTACGGCGGGCAGTACATCAAGTACCTGAATGGTAGTGAGTTCGTGCGCCGTCACCAGATTAATGCTGTGGCTGGTATCATGGATGAGCTTGTAGGTAATCTAGCTGATGTACGTAAAGCGCAGGGTAGCACCAAGTACTTCCAGTCCCTTAATATGTCTGATACGGATATTGCTGCTGTTACTGTACAGGTACAGAAGCACGGTACTGTAATAGATAACTGGGATACTGCTGTGAAAGCTAAGATGATGAACACTCTAATCTCGGCTACAGATAACATTGCTATTACTATTCGTGCCGGGGAGCAACCCGCGTTCATTGAGCACAGCGCTATAGGTCGTGTGCTATTTCCGTACATGCGTTATGTCTTCGGTGCAAACCAAAAGATACTACGCAGGAACTACAGTCGGAATGGTGTGGTGGGCGTGGCCTTGTATATGTCCGCTGCAATCCCGCTATCTGTAGTAGCTGGTATGCTGAGTAATATTATTCAGGGACGTGACCCCGAGGAAGACTTGGTGGCACGTACTATCCGTAGTTTACCGGGCCTAGGTATTGCTTCATTAGCATCCGATGGGTTCATTCAAGGGGATGTTGGTGGTACTGCCCCTGTGTTCTCTGGCCCCAATAACTTATTCCAGATGGTAGATAAACTGAAGCGTGGGGAGCTAGAAGTACAAGATGTACTGAAAGCTGTGCCCGGCGCTAACGTATTCCTACCCACACGCTGGCTTATTAACAGTACTAGAGAGGATTGATATGACTGTACAGTACAGCATTCAGGAAATGATATCTGATGGTACGTTGAGTACTATTGCGCTCGGCATACAGTACCTACAACGAAATGACATTTACATGCGTATCGCTGGGGAGGAGACTCCACAAAGTGGTGCACCTAATGGGTATACTTGGACATTTATTAATAACACTACACTGAAGATTACACCTATAGTGCCCAGTAGTGTAGAGGTGGTAATTTATCGGCGTACAGATATAAATGCGATGTATAACATATATAGCCAGAATGCCCAATTCGATGAGGCTACTATAGATGAGAACAATGAACAACTACTATACATAGCACAAGAGTATTTAGAGCAAGGTATTCCAGGGGCTGGTGTTGAATCTCTGGAGTATATTAATACAGCAGCTGGTATAAACTACTACAGGTTTAAGTTGACAGATGGGTCTGTGACCCCGCCGTTCGGTGTGCCTGATGGTACTGATGTGTTGCGTACTGAATTAGTTAGTACAGCAGGGGCTAGCCTTGTTGGTTCTGCATCATACACAGATGTGCGCTTGTATACAGGCTCCGCTACACGTATAAATGTGTATGGTAGGTCTAACATATTTGACGGTGGTTTTGGTAGTTTTGCCTTGGACGTGGCGGATACTGCGTCGCCAGATAATGACGGTACGATTCTGATAGATGCTCTTGGTCGCAGATGGAAGCGCATCGTCACTGATGGTAGATTTTCTGTTAAGTGGTTCGGAGCCAAAGGTGACACGGTGAATGATGACGCCCCGCCTACACAAAATGCCGTCGATTATGTAGGGTCGATTGGTGGCGGCGTTGTATACATGCCCAAAACTAACGGATGGTATAAATGGGGCTCTGGTGTTAAGTTGCCTAGCTACGTAACTCTGGAAGGGCCGAATGCAGACCGATTCCCGTTCAATAGTGGAGCTGCCGAGTCTTCGTGTGTAGAGGCTGCCTTCTCTGACCCGATGCAGTGGGTTATAGAGCCGGACACCAGAAAAGTTGGTGGCGAGCGCTTCGCCTACAATGAAATAATCACGCAATCCACACCTTTTAGCTTTACATATAACTGCCAAGTTAAAAACATTTTTATCAAGAGTTCGGGCCAGATTCCATATGGCGGAGCCAGGATGCACGGCTGCCCCGGTTCTATCATCGATAACGTGTCTGTTCTGGGGACAGGGACTGGGGCGTTGATAAACTTCTCGTTCGGGGGAAATTATAAAATCCACACCCTCACCAACTATTATGGTGTGGTTTTGTGGTCGAATGCTAATGCCAATGACTGCGAAATATATGCAACAAAACTGATTGAAACTGCACAACTTGTGCCTGTCGCATACCGCATGCCATTCATGGTTGCGCTAGAAGGCTCTACACTTGTTAATGATTACAAGCTTCACACAAACGACCACGCAACTAGATCTTTTGGTTTGATAGTCGGTGCTCTTAGTGGCGAAACGTCTAGTGGTAATACTATCTCATATACAGGGGAGAAATTTAGCGGTGGTAGTTTCCAATTCTTCGGCTATGGAACAACTTTCACTAAATACTATGTGGAGGGGGCGGACGGTGAAATGACCTATGGGTTGGTCGGTTCCAACGCTAGATTGTCGGTCACGTCTTTGCACTGTTATTTAGAGGACACGGCTGGTGTGGTATTCGACCTCGGTATCGCTGTACAGTCAAACATGAACCTAACCGGGCTTCTGAATGCCCCTGTTGGGTATGGGTACGGGCCTTATAACGACCAAACATCAATAGTGGTATTTGACCGTTTCTTTGGTGATGGATGGCCTACGAATAGGCGTGTCACGTACACAAGCGGGTCTTCGGAAAAGTCGGCAACTCTTATTAATGGGTGGACAAACACTGGTGGTATGAAACGCCCAGCTGGGTTTATTTGGCGCGCGACAGACCACACGGTGTCCCTGTATGGTGAAATAACCGGAGGAAGCCCCGGTACTATCGCGCTCATTTTACCAGAGGGATTTCGACCACTATATGCGTGTGACTTCGTAGTTGTCGGGGGCTCAGTGCGAGTGTTGGTTAGTGGGGAGGTGGTAGTAATAACTGGAAGCACCCTCGACATCGGTCAAGTATCATTTGATGCGTATCTTTAAACACCTATTAGTTATGGACTACAACTAAGGTATAGTATGGCCGCTAAAAAAAGTTCCTTAGAAACCCTTCATGAAATGCTCACCGAGCTATTCATTGAGGATATTAAGATATGCCGTAGTGAGGGTATTCCTATGTCTGCATCGGATAAAGCTGTAATCGTTAAGTTCCTCAAGGACAATGACGTTACTGCTGAACCGGACGAGGCTAAGGTACAGGCCCTACGTGATGAGTTCCAAGACGAGCTTGCTGCAAAGCGTGAAGCTAGACGTCAGCATATTCTTATGAAAGCAGCAGGTTCTGAAGCAGACCCCCTGGAAGGTGTTCTGTGATGTACTTGTTGAGGTAAATTATCAAGGGTTCTTAGGAGCCCTTTATTAAATTACTTCGGTACTTGGAGGTACTAATGGATAATATAGATATTGGAGTACCTTACTTATCTGATGTGCAGGTAAGTAGTACTGTACTGAGAAGGTTGCAGTTGATAGCACCTAGGACTAGGGAATGGGATAATAACCCTGCTGCTATGTCTAAAGAGGAGCGTGAAGAATTGGCTATGATGGTAGCTAGTACTTTCTCAAGATTTGAGGACTTTGCTATTATCGGTATGAAGTTCCTCGGGTTTGATACTACATGGATGCAGCTTGATATAGCTAAGTTCATGGCTGATAAGCGCTACCGTAAGAAGATGGTGGCTGCTCAACGCGGTGAGGCTAAGAGTACCCTAGCTGCTTTGTATGCGGTATGGAGTACAGTACAAGACCAATCATATCGTGTACTTATTGTATCGGCAGGCGAAGACCAAGCATCTGATGTAGCTATCCTGTGTGTACGTCTAATCATGAACTGGCATATCCTGTGCTACTTACGACCAGATGCTCAACTAGGCGATAGAACATCTAGTACTAAATTCGACGTACATCAGCATCTGAAGCCTACAGATAAATCAGCTAGTTTTACATGTGTTGGTATCACTAGCAACCTTCCCGGCAAACGTGCAGATTTACTAATCAGTGATGACGTGGAATCAACCAAGAACTCGATGACTCAGGTAATGAGGGAACAACTCATGCTCCTGACTAAAGAGTTCTCCGCCATCTGTACACACGGTGAAACTTTGTACTTAGGCACCCCGCAGTCCAAGGACAGCATCTACAAGACACTACCATCACGTGGTTTCACTGTGCGTATCTGGCCGGGGCGGTTCCCTACATTAGAGGAACAATCTCGCTACAGTGCTGGAACACTAGCCCCTAGCATACTGCAAGCTATAGAGCAAGACCCTTACCTTATGGTGGGGGGTGGTCTCAATGGTAAGATGGGGAAACCTGCTGACCCTAAGCGCTATGATGAAGAGGCTCTACAGGATAAGGAGCTCGACCACGGGCCTGAAGGCTTTGCCTTGCAGTACATGCTGGACACATCCCTATCGGATGAGCAGCGTACACGGCTGAAGCTCTCAGACCTCATAGTAGCCGCATACAACCACGAGGCTGTCCCAGAGGTAGTGTGGTACTCGGCAGAGCCTAGGTATCGCGTACAGGGCGGCACAGGGCTCCTGAGCCCAGCCTTTGACAACCAGACGGTGTATTGTCCTGCCAGCGCTGCCTCGGAGTTCATCCCGTACCAACACAAGGTTATGATAGTAGACCCAGCTGGAAACGGTGGGGACGAGGTGGCGTATGCGGCAGGTGGGGGCACCCAAGGGTACGTGCATTTGTTCTCTACAGGTGGCCTCAGAGGCGGTATGAGCGAGGAGAACATAGACCTGCTACTGGACTACTGCCTTGAGTTCGGAATCGCTACAATGCGCGTAGAAGCGAATATGGGGCATGGTACGGTCTCGAAGCTCATCCTTCAGCAGATAGAGAAGCGCAGAGGGAAAGACCCTATGCACCCAGCTATCTCTGTAGAGGACTACTACGCCAAGGGGCAGAAAGAGCGCCGTATCATTGATACAGTAGGCCCTGTGATGCGCAGGCATAAGCTCGTTGTACATCACAGGGCTATAGAGGATGACTGGTACTGGTGCCAGAAACATCCTAGAGACAAACAGCTTATTATGAGTGCGTTCTATCAGTTGCAGAACATCACTTATGATAGAGGTTCCCTTACTAAGGATGACCGAGCTGATGCTATCCAGGGGCTTGTAATGCACTTGTCTGAACTACTGGTAGTAGATGATGAGAAGCAGCAGCAGAAGCGCTTGGATGAAAAGGAGCGGAACTTTATAGCTAATCCTATGGAGTACCGCAAAGAGAGAAGTACAGCCCGTGGTGTCATGGCGCGTGTACGTAGACGTTAACTACGAGGAATGAGATATGGCTTTTGCAAAGGCTACTAATGCCCAGCAAGTTGCATTGCGTGATGCGCTGGTGAAGACTGAGCTTGCTGTACAACGTGCAGCTATTGGCTCTGGTTCTGCTAAGGACCAAGGTGCGGCTATTGATGCGTTGATTACTGCTCTGGAAGCAGCTATTGCACCTGTGAAGGCTGCTGCCTAATAAGGAGGCGCTATGGAGAGTATCGTAGCGCCGTCTTGGGAAGACCCTAGGACGGTAGGTGCCCAGAGCACTGCGTTAACATCTGTGGATGAATCCCTACGTAATGGCACACAAGCTATTATCGTACAGAACTACACTGAGGCTAACGTTAAGAACGGCTTGCAGTACTACATGCGTTTGCATGCGCCTACTGTAGCTGTGGCAGGCGTACTGAATCTGCGTTTCCAGACAGGTGCAAAGCCTGTCATTATTAAAGCGCGTGAAGTATCCTTCAATGCTACCAACACAGTAGAGTACGTTGCTCAAGAGGGTGGTACCTACACAGGCGGTAGCGCTGTATCAGTAGAGAACGAGAACCGTATTAATCCTGTACCTAGTACTGTGCTACTTAGTACAGGCGGTACTATTGGTGGTACGCCTGTTGTGTTCCGCCGTAAGCGCATCTATAGCGCTGGTAGTACTACAGGCGGTAGTTCTAAGGTCGGTACAGATGTACTGGGTCGTGAGACTGTACTGAAACCTAATACACTGTACACGGTTACTTTGACGAACGTTGCAGGTGCAACTGCTGAGATTCAGCTTGAGCTGTCTTGGTTCGAAGGTGTACCGGACTTACCTATTACATAAGGAGAAGTATGAGCCTTTGGCCAGTAATCAGAGACCTATTCATTCGGAAGGCTGCGGAAGTAGTTATCGAAGAGGTCGTAGAAACTGCACAAGAGGCTCTTTCTAATCGAGATAAGGATAAGAAAGAGTCTACTAAGCAGAACACTAAGCACCAGACTAATCAGAATAAGAACAAGTAATCCTAAGGAAACGTCATGGTAGAAGAGAAACGCAAGGCTACACGCCAGAGCAGTACCAGAGCCGGGACTATTGGCGAGCGCGTAGCTGTACTGGAGAGTAAGATGGATAGTACAGAACAAGATATGCGGGAGCTTAAGGAGTTGGTTACTACGAACTTCAAAGAGCTCAAGGAAGCTATTGAACAGATTCGTGTACGCAAGAACCCTGTAATGGAGTTCGTAGAGGATAACTGGAAGGTACTAGTTGTAGCAGCTGCTGTTCTCTTAGGTAAGGATGTAACAGCGCTAGTACAATGGATGAAGGCTATTGGTGGGTAAATAGGAGAGGGTATGTCTAGTATTACAAGCCTCCTACAGTACGAAGAGGGCTTCAGAGAGAAGCCCTACCTCTGTTCAGAGGGATACCCGACTGTAGGTACTGGGATTAGAATTGGCCCAAAGGGTGCAGCGTTGAGTAATTATCAGTTTACTGTACCTAAGGAAGTGGATGCTGTGTGGCTTCAAAGTATCTTGAATAGTACTATGCGGAGTATGCTCATGAACGAGCGTATTGCTAAGGCTATGAACGTACTGGATGAAGCTAGAACTGCTGTGTTAGTATCAATGGCGTATCAGATGGGAGTAGCTGGTTTAGCTCAGTTCAAGAACACTTTGTCATTGATTGAGCACAAGCACTTTGAAGATGCTGCTGTAGCTATGTTGCAATCTAAGTGGGTAAAGCAGACCCCTAATAGGGCTAAGAGACATGCGGAGCAGATGCGGAGTGGGTTGTGGTGTCCTGAGTACAAATAGATACAAGTAGAGTGTTGGTATCTTGTGGGATTAGAATGTGAGATATACTAACACCTAAATTTTATTGTACTCATGCGAGGGTGTTCCCTCCCTTGACCTCCTGAGACTTCCCCCATGACCACCCTCTCTGGGCTGCACCACGGCTCACAGGGTGGCCCTCTGTCTCTTGGGCTGCTCTCTGCCACCTCCGCCAGACCTCCTACAACGCCCTACAGCGCACCAGGGCTCTACAGCGCTATGGTAGCCTATGGATGGGCCTCTATTGCTCTCTGAGAGGGCTCTGGCTCGCTCTGGCTGCGTCCTATAGCGCTGGGTACTGATATCACTGTCTGGTCTGACCTAGGAGGGGAGAGGGCTGGCTCTGGTCTATCCCACGATGTACCTAGAGATACCTAGTACTTATCTCAGTATCCCAGAGGTTCCCACGCCTTCCGGGCTACTATCATCACTGAGCGGGATTGGTATCAGTACATAGAGTTCTCTGGGTAGCATAGGTATCTAGGGATGGCCCTGGTTGCTAGGGAGGCGTATGGGCGCTTACCTCTTTTCCTCTAACCACCTCGTTCCATCACAGGGTTCCTAGTTACTTACCTCTTTTCCACTATGCTCTACAGTGGCTCGGGTAATCCTCTGGTAGTTTCCTAGATATCTCTATGTGTATCTACAGTACTCTATGATTACCTCTAGATAATCCTTATGCATCTCTATGTATTACTATATGTATCTATAGATATACCTAGAGCTATCTATAGAGTTCTCTAAGTACCTCTCTGTATCCCTCTTCCGCTCAACCTGCTTCGCAGTTCGCTTCAGAGACTAACTAAAGATTACGCAAGCTCCTTATGCTCACGCTTAGTGCTTACGCTTACGCATAATACGTACATCAGTAAACAGAGGTCTTACTTGATTACTCTATGAAGATACTTAAGAACTAAGTGTTGACTCTGAGTAATAAACTATGTTCATATAGCTACATCGAGAGGCAAGCAACCTTATGGTTCTACCTCGAAGGCTCTAAGGTTCTAACGGTAAGAAGTAAACTGCTGGTCAAACTCTCTACCGGACTTAGACAACTAGAAGTAATAAGATACAAGGTTCTATTAGCCGAGGTGATAGAATGGTTAAGGTTATTTACTCTAGTGTGTACAATGAATACAAGGTCTTAGTATCTGGTTCAACGTACTACACCGATGATAAGCAGGATGCCTTGAACACCTGCCGCCTTATGGCTAAAGAACAAGGCATTGATAGCGATGTGGTTGTATCTGTAAAGAAAGCAACTACTAAGCAAGAAGAAAACTGGTAGTTGACAAGCGTTAAGAGTTAGCACTAAGATACAGCCAAGCAATACAACGTAGTAAAGCGCCTCTGGTTCTGATTCCCTTATAGGGTTAAGACGACACCATACAAAGCGCTAACGAATACCAAAGGCAATATGCCGAACGTTCTTTAACAATTTGGTAAGTCCTTGTCCCTTGTACTCTAAGGGTTAAGCTCTACAGCGCTGTAAAGGCTGTAGCTCTGGAAGGTGTAGCGGTTCCGATGTCGGGAGACATTACAAGACCGTGTGACAGACAGACAGGCTTAAACGATAACAGTACAACACAAGGCGCAATCTCTGTACTCGCACGACAAAGCGGTACAGGGTTTGTTTAAAGGTTCTAATGTAGAGCCTTTAAACAATCCACAATGATTGAGGTTCTTATGATAACTTTCAATGGTAAACGGTTTGCTAAGACTGTATCAGAATTCAACTCTACACTATTTGATACAAGTGGTACTGCTAGTGGGTTCTACCGTGTAACCACTAAAGGGGTTATGTTGCTGGATTTACAAAAGCAACCTATGGCTTTCATACTACGGGATGCCGGTACGGCTTTCATAGTGTCAGCGTCTAAGCATAATGGGCGGACGTGGTATAGCTTCAGTACTACCGCTCCTACAGAACGGTATCTCGGTATTCGTGACATGACATGCTCGGAAGTGCGGCACCTATGTCATAACACACTTTGTCAAGTATCAATGTAAGGAATACATCATGCTGAATCATACTGAAGTTAAGTTAGTCAAGGTCGGTTCTCTGAATACCGCCTTCCGTAAGAACATGAATCAAAAGCTCGCCCTTACTATCAGCGCACTCTATCACGCTGTTGTGCATGGTAATGTAGCGTTTGCGGATGACTGGCAGCGTACAGATGCTGTGATGCTTGATGCTGTATTGCGCCCGCTGTTCCCTATGACATTCAGCAACAAAGATAAGAAGTACTCCTTCAGCGGTGTAAAGGCTGAAGAGGTGCAAGCGCATCTGAATGTCGAATTCCAGAAGGAAGAGTTTACATCCTTTGCTGAGAAGGTGCTGAAGTTCTACAGCGCCAATGAAAAGCAGACTAAGAAGCAAGAGCTGTCTGCATCCGACGTGGCGGGTGATTTAGAGAAGGCCGCTAAGGCTCTGGTTAAGAAGTTCCTTAGTAACGGTGTATCTCTGGATGCGCTGAAGACGGCGATTGTATTGGCCGAGAAGGGTGAGCTGAAATAACAGTATCAGGGTAGCAGTGTTTGACTAGGTGGTATTCTATGAGTACCACCAGTGACAACCATTGTCTAACTCATAATGTTGGTAATTGGAGGTAGTATGTACTTTATTAAGGTTCGTCATGTTGATGGCTTTGCATTTGAGGTGGGTGCCAGACTTTAGAACAGGCGCGTATGGT